TGCGCCACCGCCACCACCACCGCCGCCGTGGTTCGTGCCGCCAGCGCCACCACCGCCGACAACCAGGACATGAACCTGCGCGACATTTAGAGGTACTTTGAATGTGCTTGATCCCACCGTTTTGTATTGCAACACCGTGAATAAACCGTCCGCACTTTCTACCGCGTTGCCCTTGTCTATTCCTTCGTTCGTAGCTATCTGCGCCGTTCCGCCCGGCAGGTCTGCGGCAAGGGTGATGTTTCCGGAGCCGAGAAGGTTGTTAGAATTCAAAGTTTTTATGGAAGTTCCGCTCACTAATGTTGCCTGTTTTGCCGCCAAGTCTGTAGTCAGATTTGTAACATCAGACTGAGAATGTGAATGAGTTGACGATGCTTTTGCCGCCAAGTCCGTCGTTAAATTAGTAATCGTTGACTGTGCCTGCGAACCTGTATGATTGGCTCGGTTTTTAAGGTTTGCGTCAGTGTCGTTTGCTGTTGCTGATGTCGCAACTCCGTTCAACTTTGTCTTGTCCGGACCGCTCATTAAACCAGATACGGATGAAGTGGCGTCAGAATGGGTGTGTGTCGAAGCAGACTTATTGTCCTGTAAACTTTTCCCCTGCGCCGCCGACAATGGCTTATTTATGTCTGTGGTGGTCAGGTTGTTGATAATATCCGCCGTGTTTACCTTACCCGCCAAAGCCGTATCCACCTCACCCTTGCTATAACTCGCCATTACAGGGGAAACTTGAACCCACCCATCCTCGTCAACTGTCACGGAAATCATGGAGTTTTTTGGAATGCTAAAGCTGGAATCCTCTACAACATCCCCATCAAAATCCACAAGTCCAGAGAATTGCCCTTGTCCAGTGGTTATGCTGAATGTTGCATTGGCGCCGGTATGATTCTGAATTTCAAACTTCTGGGGACTTGTTGGTATCGGCCAGTTAGCTGTTGACAAGGCATTCAATGTTCCGCCTTCGAGGTGGAAAATCTTTGTCTTGCCGGTTGATGATGGAGTCAGGTTGTTCGCACCGGTAAAAAACTGTACCTTCTCATAACTCCCGCCTCCAGCCTCACCAGACGCGATAGGGATGATATCCCCTGCTTGAGTATCGAACTTCGTTCCGGTATCACTTGCACGTAATTGTACGCCTACCGGCAAAGTGTTTGCATTGCCTGCGAGTATCTGCGCTTCTGTAAACTCATCAGTGTAATATTGTACTTTCAGATTCATAGTTCAACCCTCATTTCCACGCCCACCAATGACCGTTCTCCGGTAGCCGTCATAAGATATTTACCGCTTGCAGGAATCGTTAAATTGTCTATGTCAAAATCCAAAGGGAATTCTGTCGGATTCTCAGGAACTAAGATGTTTCTGGTATCTCCGTTTACCGCATTGCTAATTTGTAAGGTATTTGTTCCAGTCCCAACACCCATACCGCTATCAATACCCAATATGCTGACACGCTTAAAAGTGGTCGCGCTCTCAACCTTAGTTCCCGTTGTGTTGTTATCGCCAAACTGCCGCACACGGGCAGCAATGGAAAGCTGCCTGGCGGGACCGTGAGTCGTTACGGCGGTATACTTGAGCCTGGAATGATATCCGGTCAGGATTATGTCACCCGAAGCGAGTTTGTATGTGACGGTAGTATTTGCGATATCTGCCGGAACATCCCAACGGACTGTAAACAAAGAAGGGTTGTTGGATGTAAAGTCAGCGGGGCCGTTCGTAAAGTCATCAGACGTGTCCACGACATTCGTATAAGGCTTCCAACTGCCATCTGTAGCAAGGTATTGGTATTGCCTTGTCCTTCCGGTGATTACTTGAGATGCTGTATCATAGCCTCTAAACACTGCAAGGTCAATACCGATGCTTTTGTTCTCGGACACGAAAGGAGTATAATCATCAATGGTTGGGAAAAAGAACACAGACGAAGCATCTACGCCAACTGTCAACGAACCTTGAAAGGCCGTTGTGTAGTTGGTTAATGTTGCCGTATCCGTACTTAGCCACATACGCCGACATAGGGGTGCAGTTGTAGTAGATGTTATGCCAGCAATGGTAATAACAAACCACTTCTGTGAAGGCATCCCGCCTTGAGTTTCTGTTTCATCTGGTGTAGGTGTCCAAGCCACCGCATCGGTAGGGGGAGTCCATTTAAGCGAGTATACTCCATCGGCATTCTTCAAAACATTGGTTGAATCTACAAGACCTGCGACAGAAGCATTTGCGCTTATCCCATTTGTCGAATATTTGACCTCAAAAGCAGTTCCGTTGTGTACACCAGGCGTATCTATGTCGAAAAATATCTCTTTTGGAATATTGGTATCCGAAACATACAACTTGTCGTTTGCGCCCATTGTAGCTGTTTGGCCAAATGGCGCGAATGAATTGATAACTTCGCTTGTTGCTTGACTTGTGATATCGGTACGGGAATTAGCGCCAGCATCAAATAACCAAGCCTTAAAGGTTGATGCCATCATAGTGGTGCTGAAGACACCACTGAATAATGTCTGTTTAAATCCACCTTCAATTCCGCCTGCACCGTCGTTTCCAGCTTTGCCACTTAATAGAGGAATTCTTTTGTCCATTATTAACCACCTTTCTTATTCCGACTTAAACCACAAACCCCTTTTCATTCCTTCCGCGCACGAGGCGCAATAATAAGCCTCATCGTAAAAATGCATAACGCTGTTTGCGCTTACCGTGTAGTCGCACCCTTTACAAGTCGTATCTTCCTCAACTTGTATAACTTCATCAGGCATGATTACCCCTCCAAATCTTCCGGCATGGGATGATCTTTAAGATACTTTGACACGCTTACAACAAAAGCCACCCCAGCCGTAACCAATACCATCTTAATTGTGTTCCCCAATTCCGCGCCAAGATTGAATTTGTCAGGCGCAATCAGGGACACCGATACGCCGCTTGATATCGCCGCGCTCGTGCCACTTATCGCCGCACCTATCAACCCTTTAGCCCACCGCGACCAATCGTTTCTGCTCAGGGTCATAGCACAATCCTTTCTGCTATTTAATTAGTTTAGCCGGAGACTTAGTTTTCAAAATGCCTTCAAGTTCTGCTTGATCGGCTTCGGACAAAGATTGGAATATGTCTCCCAGCTCTTTCAATTTATCTTCCTTTGTTTTTGCGTTTGCCAAAGCCGCTATACGCTCAGTTTCCCAGATCTGCATCTCCGCATCCGTAGGCATTTCCGGATGTTCAGACACGTCCCACTTAATTATTTTGTCGCCTTCGCAAACGATTCCCCTGGATGTAGGAAATTTCCAGCTCAGAATAGCTGATTTTGCCGTATAAGCAAACGACAAATCACAACAAAATAAGCTAACTAATAATACAAACAATAAATTTCTAAACATGCAAATCTCCTATAAAAAGTTAATCGCCAATCCTGTACATAGTCAAAATAATTGATGGAATACGCGGCTCTCCTGCTGGGTTGTAAACTTTCAATCCTGCACCATCTCCAGTCGTGTCAATGCTATGATATACATTTATCGTGTCACCCGCGGATAGCCGAATGCCTGTATTTTGTACAACGACTTTAGTATCGCTTGCAGTTAAGATAGTATTCCTAACACCACTGTTCGCGATATAAGTAGTATTCTTTTTTAGCCACATATCATATTTTATATCGGTCGCACCCTGTGTCTTCCCCACTTGCCCTGCCGCAATAATACAGTATACTCCAGCCCTATGCGCCGTTATCGTCCCGCCGCTATGCGACATCCCCTCAATTGCGTCTTGAGTGTCAAATGTGACTAAAACGGGGGTTGTCACGCCAGGCTCTTGGTTTGTGGAATCAGAAAGCTGGATAAAGGGCTCTTTGCCGGACGTGATGCTTGACCCATCCGAGAATTTATATCCCATTGATGCTGTTATTGTGCCAGCAACCAAAAGATTACCAGCAAAATTGCGATTTCCGGTAGTCACTCCGCGGCCAGAACGCGGCGGATTGACTTTAACCAAGTTTGCAGAATTATTGGGAACTAGCCAAACTGATCCCCCGTCAAAGACGCCACCTGCAAATGCAGTTGCGCCTTGACCATGTGCATAGGTTGTCATTACTCCCGTAGCAGGATTGACTTTAACCAGGTTTGCAGAATTATTGGGAACTAGCCAAACTGATTCCCCGTCAAAGATGCCACCGTAAAATGCAGTTGCGCCTTGACCATGTGCATAGGTTGTCATTACTCCCGTAGCAGGATTGACTTTAACCAAGTTTGCAGAATTATACGGAATCAACCAAACTGATTCCCCGTCAAAGACGCCACCTGAAAATACAAGTGAGCCTTGACCATGTGCGTAGGTTGTCATTGCTCCCGTAGCCGGATTGACTTTAACCAGGTTCGCAGAGCCCCGAGGAATCAACCAAATTGATTCCCCGTCAAAGACGCCACCTGCAAATGCCTCCGCGCTTTGCCCATGTGCATAGGTTGTCATTGCTCCCGTAGCCGGATTGACTTTAACCAGGTTTGCAGAATTATTGGGAACTAGCCAAACTGATCCCCCGTCAAAGACGCCACCTGCAAATGCAGTTGAGCCTTGACCATGTGCGTAGGTTGTCATTGCTCCCGTAGCCGGATTGACTTTAACCAGGTTTGCAGAGGCGAGAGGAATCAACCAAACTGATTCCCCGTCAAAGACGCCACCAATAAATGCAGTTGCGCCTTGACCATGTGCATAGGTTGTCATTACTCCCGTAGCAGGATTGACTTTAACCAAGTTTGCAGAGGCGAGAGGAATCAACCAAATTGATTCCCCGTCAAAGACGCCACCAACAAATGCAGTTGCGCCTTGACCATGTGCATAGGTTGCGGCAATAGGACTCCATGGGGACGTATAAACTGATGTTCCTGTCGCATTTAAAGTGCCAGAAACCGTAAGAGTCGTCGTGGTATTGGCCGTAATCGGTAGCCATACACCCGTTGCAGGGACACCCGTAGCAAAACTGAAGACATATTGTCCTACAAGAGCATTAATAGTCCATGTTCCAGAACTTCTTGTAAATATTGTATCGCTTGTCCTCGTTCCCGTTATAGCTGATGATTGCTGGGGGGTGTTATACGCCCATGCAGAGGAACCTATCCCGTCAGAATTTTCGATAAATCTTCGTCTATCACTTGTGATTGGCTGGATAAGCGGATATCCCGTAACACCCTTAAAAGTTCCAGTAAGCGAGACATTCTGGATAGTCGGGGCAGTGCCAAATACCGCCGCGCCGCTACCGGTTTCATCAGATAAAGCACCTGCTAAATTTGCCGAAGAAAAAGAACCCAAAACAGCAGCATTACCCGTTGAGGTTACATGTCCGGTCAGGTTTGCGTTTGTCGTAACTGTCGCCGCATTACCTGTAATGTTTGTTTGATCGCCTGTATTTGCACCGGACACCGAAGCAGTACCAGTAACAGTTAAATTTGGTAATGACGATCCGGACAACACCACGGCATTGACCGAGCTTGGTGTTATCGCGCCCAAGACCAGGCTTATCGCTGGCGTAGTCGTAGGATTCGACACGCTACCGGAAACGCCATTTGCGGTCGTGACAGACACGGAAGTTACGGAGCCGCCAGCGGTAGACTGGGAGGAACCGTCTGAAAATAAAATCGAAAGCCATTTCCCATCTGAGTCCAACTGTGCCTTTAATGCCTCATTTACTCGCGTAGAAGCAATCGGCGTTTGGCCGAAAACGAGAGAAGGAATCACTACGAGGGCATACAGAGTAGCACAATACAAAAGCCATTTCTTCATAAAATCCCCTTTGATAGCATTAAAAACCATAATTAGATGACTGATTATGGTCTATGCTATCAAAGAAGACTTAAGAAAAAAAGGAAAAAAAATGATAGTCACTTTTCCATTGACAAGATTGTGCGTGCCAACAGTTTAATATGTCTACAATATCCTCCGCTGCGAGCTTGACGAAATCTGTAACCATAACACGTACATCTGATCTTTTCATTGTGAATATAAATTTTATAATCAACGTCAGGATTTATGAAGGATGGGCAACTTAACGAAAATTCTACAAAATTAAGTTCATTGAAATCAATTTTTTTCAAGATATTTTTCCCTCATTTTTAAAGCTGTAATATGAAAATTCACAAACGATTACGTGGTCTAGTACCTGAATACCAACTATTTCTCCTGCTTTTACTAAACGTTCTGTCACAATGAGATCGTCAGTGCTTGGGCGTGGACAATCTCCAGGATGATTGTGCGCCAGGATAATACTTGCGCACGCTTTCATGATTGAGAATCGAAAGACCTCGCGTGGATGTACCAATGTTGTGTTCAAAGTACCCAGAGAAACAAGCTCTATAAATTGAATGACGGCCTTATTTGAAAGACCAATAACCCAAAAGTGCTCTTTGCTTTGGTCTGTCACGTGCTCTGCGCTAAGAATAGAACGCACGATAATAACAATATCATTAGAGCTTTTTACTACCTTCTTTTTCTCAGATAAAATCAATTTACACCTGCCTTCAGTTTTGCCATTTGTTCTGTTAAAAGCCATAATGCTTTATTGAGTTTAACATTTTTGTCAATTGACTTAATTGCTCTTGAAGAATTTCCAATGCGATATTTTCCGCATTCACTAACTAAACACAATCCACCTTTCATCAGCCTTTCTTGCATACGATTATAAATATTCCAAAGATTGTCTTCGGAATCAGAACTACGCCTCGGAGATGTTAGAATTTTTGCTGTGTTAACCTTACTCGCGGCCGGACGTGACCACGGACACTCTTGCCTCACCCAAACAGAGTCTTCAAACACAAGATCAAGAACAGATTCAGCGAAAATCTGTTTCTCTTCTGGGTTGACCTTGATTGACTGAAATGTCTCAATCTTGCTTGCAATAATTGGTAGTGAATCGATGATGTTGAATATTGTCTCTACGATTTTCTCGTCGGTATAACCTTGATGCCTGATTCTTGCAGTTTCGAATATGCTGTCGGCAACGCAAAGTCCATTTAAACAAACTTGCCGAAAAATACCAGACATAATTTGGAACGACGATAATCCATTATGAGAATTAGTGAGAATGATTTCAGGATGAAGATCTCTTTGTTTTTGAGAGTAAAATTTGGGTTTCTCAATCGAATCAAGTGTTTCTGGAATCCTTTATTATTACCATTGATAGTTGATGCCTCTTGGATATTTGAAGGTTTCCATCCTTCTTTTTCAAGCGTTTCCAAAACTCTTGATGTAGAAATAAAGCTGTACTTATTCGACAAATCTTCACGAGGACTTGATTGTGTAATAGTTGAGAAATGGTTAAAATCAAGTTGTATATCGTTCTTACTATAATATGAATAAACCATAAAAATGTCCTTTCAGAAATTATTAGAAAAACTTCCATTAAATTCCAAGTCTCAAAATTCAATTTCAACCTTTTGCCTACCCCACAGCAAGGCAGACTGGTGTGTCAGCATATAAATATCAATCCGCCGCCCCCCCTTGATTGCGCTGCCTGTGTCTTCCGCTACGTACACTTTACCGTTGATTTTTACCCGTGTACCCAATTTGATATATTGAGGATCAACGGCGATCATCCCCTCCTGCACTGGCTTGCCACTCTTGGTGATACCAACAGCATTTTTGCCACAGCATTTTTGACAACTACAATACGCCGTTGCAATTACCTGTATTGTCTTTGCTTCTACTGCCGCCACCGACCCACAACACAATGCGAATGATAAACAGATTGATAATATCCAGAACATAGCACTACCCCTCCACAAATTCCCAATCCAGAATCCGGACGCCACAAGGCGCCCGGAACATACAGACGTGATCCTATGCCTCTTCAATCTTATCTGCAAATTTCTCAGTACGTATATCACTGCCATCATGCTCTTCCAGCCATTGCATTGCTTGCGCTTCTGAAACTACCTTTAACCCGTCGTCGCCACACATACTATTGCTGCCACACGATCTGGCATACTTGCTCATCGCTCCACCTTCCCCGGCAATGAAATAGGCTCTCTTTGGCGTTCTGTACAATGACTCCTTGCAACTCCTAAAATCATTTTCATATATTCCATTGTTCCACTCATGCAATAATTCTGCCGTCTCTGTGTTGTAGATTTTTCCATCAATTACTTTCTTCATAAAATTCACCACCCCTTCAAAACGTAAAATTTTTATTTTTCTCAGAACCAGAAAGCGCCGACAACCAGTGCACATAAATCTATCAACAACCTACCTGCTGATATAGTTTTAACCTTTTAGATAATTGTTCATCCTGAATATATGGCAAAACTTCGTCCCATTCACAACTCCACATTTTCTTACAATGGTGACACGAAATTACAGGAACAATACCAGTTTTTGTATTCTTTACCGACGTCAATTCCCAAAAATTGCCTTTGCCATTCCAAAACGGTTTAAAATCCTTAGCTCTTTCTGGCAATTGTTCACCATGGTAGCAAGCCACATTGACTAACAAACCTGATGGATGTTTCAATTGGATTATCCCAGGAAATTCAACCGATTTAGGCCATTGATAACTTCCTTTTTCCTGATTATAAAGTAACTCTCCCCTGCTGTGATTCTCATATTCTCCAACTTTTATCTTGTCTTCGTCTGGGAATGGCAGGCGCCAAAAAAGATCCAACGTATTTGCTGGATTAAGACTGTGGTTCTCTTTACTTACCATGTCCCTATCCTCATATCGTAAATAGTACATGCTTTCACAAGTGCCAATTTTCACAACGACTCCATCAGTTATCCGTTTTGCATATTCGCCCATTGCATATCCTCCGTAAACCCAAAGAATCAACACATTAAAATTGCATAACCAAATCTTAAACCGGAAAATCGAATAAAAAAATCACTTCCATATCATCATACGAAAAGGTGGGCTGCATGCAAGCCCATCGCCGAGAGACCCTTACATAAAAAAACTATCTCCTTTAAGTTGTTATAATTTCCTTTTGTCTGCCATCTTAGAAGCGAGCCTGTGGAAGAAAAACGGTAGCATAATTGAATTGAACTTCAAATCCTAAAAGAAGATAGGCCGGGTACACCTATCCTCCATTAGGAAATAGACTTTGTTTGTAGAAAAAATACTACTTTAATGTTTCTGGCTTTATCTTTTTCCTTTCAGTTGCGATCTTTATGGCCTTTATGGTAGAATCTTCATCCATCGTAATAAAATCCCTCATTTTTTCGAATTTCTTATCGCCAATCCCGCTTACCTTTTTGATGTCGTCTAAGGTCTTGAAATTGCCGTTGCTCATCCTATATCCTATGATTTCCGCGGCCAACTTGGGTCCTACACCCGGTAGCAGGGCAAGTTGCGACTCGATACCCGTGTTGATATTTACCTTTCCTTCAGTCCCTTTGGCAAAAACATTGCTTGCACATATTGTTAAAACTAACACAATTATTCCACAAAATTTGCTAAAGTTTTTCATCTTGTTGCTCCTTTTAGGAATTTGAACTTTTCGCCATTCCAGTGCACACGTGCGCACTTGGAATGGCGATCAATAAAGGCTTTATGCGAAACATTAAAACGGCAAATCGGTCAATTCTTCAATCATTGTTTCCTGTTCCACTCTAACCTCTTCGGCAGCCTTGTTGAAGAAATATTTCACCTTCGCCCGCATAACTCCACCAAACAGTTCATGGAATACGTAAATGCCACTTGTTTTTCCTAAAAAATCTGCTTCAGAAATACTGACTTGGCCTGTGTATGGCATACTCAAATGTTTGAGCATATTGGCTATTTTGGAAAACATGAAGTCAGTTACTTCCTGAGAACGACATCCTACGCGAGGAATGACTGCGCTATGCAAGCACCTCCCGAAGCCAGTCTCAAAGCCAATCAAAATCATGTCCTCACCGCCTTTTGTTTTTCGCTCTTGGGCGAAAATGACCTTTGCATCTGCATATTTGCCTTCCGGTGGTAGTTTTGTTGCTGGGTCTTCACTATTCCCGACATCTTCCTTCAAATTCACGCTTATCATTTTCTCTCTCCTTAAAATTTGGTTTATAAAATAAATCAGAAAAATAAATCACTCTTGTTTGAACTTGCAATTATTTCTTTTTTATCATCTCGAATGTGATTAATACGATTAACAAACATACAAATGATGCTACTACCATATTTACAGAAACTGTTACCCAATCGATTTTTACCATTCCTCTCATGAATGGTGAAATTGTCTTGGTGTTATACAATTTCTTTGCCTCAAGGCCGCATCTCTTACATATCTTTTCTTTCCTGATTTCCTTTCTGGTTGTTGCTTTTGTTTCTGTTTTTAACCCAAGATGTTGGTTGTTGCTTTTGCTCTCTGTGAAGTTGCATTTTATCATTTTAACTCCTTATTGTTGCTTTTGCTTTTTCTCTCAATTACTTGTTTTTGTTTGTTGGTTAGTTTTAGTCTCTATAATTTGGGGAGGGGAAGTCTTCCTTTTCCCCCCCATGTTTCGGTTTTTTTCTAAAAAACCGAAATAAATGGAATGTACACAAAATAAGAATCAACCTGTCTGAGTCTTAACTAACCTCAGACAGGATTGACCTTTTTAATTCAAACCGGATATACCCAGGGTGAATATGTTGACCTTTTTGGTAATTCCCTTTTGAACTGTTTCGGATACCTTGAAATCACCATCTCTCGATATTCTGTTACGATATCCCCGAAGACAAATACCGAAAGATACGCTGCGAGAGACGGCGCCCTAACCTTCATCCAATCAGGAATCGGAATCCAAATTTGGAGATAATTAACCAACGTCTTCTTTCGGATCCCCGATACCTTCTCCCACTCTCTTCTTTCAAGCTTTTCTGTTAGAAATAGATATACTTTTCTGTTGTAAACTTTATCTCCCTTTACGAATGGCGATGGCGACTTTATCCACCGATGATTCAATGTGGCATACGAAACAGCTTTGCCCATGTTTAGATAACCCCTTTCGTCTTCGTTGCCATCGTATTCAAGCTTATTTAGACGATCATCTAAAGGGCGGTCATTGTGTTCATACCTTGTGACTTCATCCGATGTTGGACCATCTTTTGGAATTTCTAATCGTATATTTAACCTATCCGGGTCATACTTCCTTGCCAACTCTTCATACCTTTCAAGCTGGTCATCTGAAGGATATCCCTCATCAACCATATCTTGTAGTTCACGTAATTCAACCATTTCTATCGACCCGCATTCTCCAACTTCTTGTTCGAAGCAATCTCTAATCATCTTCATATCTCTCTCCCCTTTTGAAAATAATGAGTTAAAAATAACTAAAAAAAATATATTACTCTTGCTTGAACTGGCGAAGCACTACCGGCTTGCCTACTTTTCTTGCATATTCAAATGTATATTTTGTACCCCTTGATTGACCATCCCAAATTGCTATAACTAAATCGGCTTTTGAAACCATGACTCTATCCCTTGATAAATAACCACCGGGAAAACCTCTGATAACCTCAAACGGAACTGATAACTTTGATGCTGAAACTTCTACTAAACTATCAATCCCTATTGCACCACCTAAAATGAGTGAATAGCCCTTTCGGGCTACCCACTCAACAACCTCTAAAACCTTATCTTTCATTGCCTGCGACGGATACCTTGAACCACAAATTAAAACTCTCATATTGACCTCCTTGATGCTTCAAAAATCACTTCGAAATCACATATAGGACAAACATCTACCGAAACCGATTCTTCAACTCCCAAAATTGTGCTTCTATTCCCACATACTGGACAAAAAACCTCAACTGCTTCCATCTTATCTAAAACGCTCAAAATCATATTCATACTCTTCATTTTATAATCCCTTTCTCTTTAAAAAATCAAATAACCATTCCAATACATCCCCATGACAACTTTCCGGTTTACAAAAACATCCTAAACTCTTTCCTTCCAATTTCTTCAACTCACTAATCCAAAAATTTCTTTCACTTCCTTTAAATCTTTCAATCATTAAATCAAAATATTTTCTAATAACAACTTTTCTATTCCCATCAACACCAATCTTAAACTTATTACCCCAAATACTCCCTCTTCCAATAAAAACATCAAACTTTTCATTCTTTAAATTTACCACTTTCATAAATAACTCCTTTTTTCCTATAAATAAAAAAAAATAAAACACACTAAAAAAAGTAAACAAGCTAAATTTTTAGAAGCAATAAAACCCGAAGGGCTTGAAATAAAAGAATATTTTTCGCTTCTCAAAAAAAACAACTTCCTTTAAAAATATTTTTTATTTTTTTATTGCTTCTAAAAATAGCATCTTACTTATTCTTAGGAAGGCTGTAGATAAATATATTTTCCTTTAAGTTGTTATCAATTCCTTAAACAGCCTTTCTTAGAATAAGTTAGATGCGATTAGCTTGTATAATTCAGATAGTGTGTGGCCTGCGCGGCCTGAGCGCACCTTAAGTGGAATCATTGTGGGGCTTAAATTGCCAAAAAACTATAGCAACTGACCATAAATAAAATACCTTTAAGTTGTTATGATCTGATAAATAGCGTTCAATAAACTTTGCACTTGCGTTAACCTGGCGCGAGTAGCGCTGAACGGGAAATGAAAAGGGGTCTGGGGAATCTCCCCAGAGGCCATAAATAATATTCCTTTAAGTTTTTATCTATTTCCTTAATGTAAGGTGGCCTGCGAGGGGGCGCGGGGGATTCTCCCCGTTGAAGCAGGGCGGTTAACGGGCCAAGACAGGGGAACGAAACAGCCTAAAGCCATAAAAAAGATTCCTTTAAGTCTTTATTGACTTCCTAAATATAGTGGCTTTAGGCTGTGAGTGGAGTCCCGTGAAGACTACCCGCCCTGCTTCAAGCACGGCTAAGATTGGGAATGATGATTGAAGACTTGATGAAATGTTTGAACCAAATATAATTATACGATAAAAGATTCCTTTAAGTCTTTATGACTTCCTTGAAGCACATACGTCATAGCGCGCCCCCTCGCGCGCGTGTCAAGCGGTCGATCCGGCTGGACTCCCACTTAACTTAAAACGTGCGACTGGGCTTGTGCTCGGAACGGGTAGCGCGTCAAGCGCGCGAAGCAGGGAAGGTGCTGGCATTTTGGCAGACGCTTGAATTCACATCGTAGCGCGTCAAGCGCGCGAAGCAGTACACATCACGGCGCGGTGAAGCGCGCAAGCGCGTGAGAGTTGTTCACGTCACGTGACTATGAGGCGCGTAAGCGCGAAGAGGCTGTTCACGTTCAGGGCGCGGTGAAAGCGCGTAAGCGCGTGATGTGAAAGCGCGTAAGCGCGTGATGCTGTTCACGTCACGGAAGAAAACAGCGCGCTGCGCTACAGGCGGGGGGGAAGGCGCGTTAGCAACTGCTGGGGGGTTACTATAACGTTTGCACCCTATAAAAACTATAGCCGTAGGGGGGAGGGGGGAGTGGCATCAGAATAGGGCTTGGAAACTAAATGGCATTGGAACAATTAGCAGCGCGCTTTTGAACCGCCCCCCTCCCCCCACGTGAATAACGCTTGAATGCGAGTCGCTATCTGTACACGTCGCGGACGGCCTGTACACATCCGGGCATGATGAAGCGCGCAAGCGCGTAATCTGTTCACGTCACCTGGCACGATGAAAAGCGCGCGTGGCAAGCGGTTCACTTCGACTTGAAAACATATGATCTGAATTGAACTTGAAAAGCTGTTCACTTCGGCAACATTATAAAACAAACGCTCGTGTAAAATACTGAACGTACGGCGGCTTAAATTTGTCTTATGGCTTAACTTAACCATCTCAATCATCCCACTCAAACCTTACCACTCTACCTTACCGCTCCCACCCTTTCACCCTACCGCTCGATTTAAAATTCCTGAAAACTCTAAAATCTCTATCTGATCACAAAAGTACAAATGGTAACGAGGATGGTAACATGATGGAAGTTTAAATAGGCAGCCATGCTACGACTTCTACTCTACGTAAAACTATGGGCGGAAAAGCGATCTTTTTTCGGTTTATACGGAGAATATTTTTGTAGGATTTTGGGCGGTTGAGAACTCAACCCAAGCATCACCTGAATCGCTGACACGAAACTTCCATGACCATGAGGTTGGATTCCCGGATGACGTGTCGTTGAACTGGACGGTTTTGGATTCGTAGAATTCGCGCGGTGAGTTTGTGAATGACGCTGTTGGTGTGGATGGTGGAATATAACTGAAATTAACTAACGTAGACCAATCTGTACGGACAGCATAATAGCCAACAGGCTCAGGAGAAGCGGCCAATGCTATTGAAAAAGACCCCGTGCCAACGTCAAGGGGACAAAAACCCGATGCTCCTAAAAATTGGAAAGGGTAGCCTGTTGGCCAAGAAGGATGTCCATATAGAACACCCCAAGTACATGTATCCCAGACCGTTCCAAATGATGTACGAGAGAAATATCGATAGCCATTTGTAACATGCATACTGGAATAGCGTATAATACTTGCGCCTTCAGTTGGGAACAGGACTGATGGAGGACCCGAAGGCCATGGTTCGTAAGGCATAAAAAAAAAGATGGAAAAGGGAACTAAAGACTAGGATTAATTTTAGCAATCACGGCGCGTTTAATTTCAAATGGTTCTGAGCTTCCTATGGCGTTCGTAGCAGTCAACTGGACGTCCCAAGCCCTTTTAGCCCAATCAGGCGTTGAGTTTCTATAGAACCTTGAAAGCGTCATAGACATGAAAAGTTGATAAATGCCCATGCCATTTGATACTGACATTGGTCCCCACCACTCTTTTTTTGGACGCGGGCCTATAATAGGAATGTTTCCACTATAAGGTTGCATGTGCCATGCTCTTACAGCTTTCAATTTGAATTTCTGTTTGATTTCATCCCAGCTAGCCATGTTGTGTCTGCTTCTTTGAATAAGAGGTGAACTTATCTATAATCGTATCAAATTCAAGTGCTTCTTGTGGTAACGAGATTGAGCTTGGTTCCCATTCAAAATCTTCCGAATCTACATGGTCAATATCTCGCAACTCCATTTCGTTTTTAACAATGGTATGAACCCTGATAAGCATTTCATCTTTTTGACTGACATAATGAGCCTGTTCTACCCTTGAATGAAGCCTGAGAAGTAGTGATGTAGGTAGAATATGAACTGATTTAGGTGTTTGCTCTCGTATACGAACCGATGTTTTGATTTGTTTGCCGCTTGGGAGTCGATATGCCATTAGAAAAAGTCCAATCGTTTACTGACTGAGGATGTAGAATGTCTTTGTCCCCATGAATTTACCTGTGACTTTGATAGAGTTGGTTTAACGGCAGTTGTAGTTGACAAAAATTGGTTTTTATTTGGTGAACCATCAGGCCCAATACGCATTGAGCGAAGCTTTGATATGTTCGACTCAGCCTCTTGAAAGAATGGATTGTAAACTGAGAACTCGAAACCTGGCATGGTGGTTTTAGAACGAAGAATAAGGCCAACGGTATAAAGAGCTTCGGCCATGACGACGAGTTGTGAAGCATTTGTAAATGGAACAAAGTAACGATCTCTAAGTTGATCATTTACCCAGTCGTAAGCCATTTCACGTTCTCTGGAAAAATCTTCATTACTACCCGCAAAGCCGGGGGTGGAACTAATTCCTGGAAATAACAGATCAAGAATATCGTCATTTGAATACGATGGCCGAAATACGCCGACGAATGAAGCCCCGGGTATAGACACCCTACCAGAGCCAATTACCATTGCCAGGCCAATAATTACATCTGGGAGCAATGAGGCTCTACCGGAGTTGACGACCATGCCATTGAGGGTAAGCGTTGCTGTGTTTACGGAGGCTCTACCGGAGTTGACGACCATACCCTGTAAGAGCAAGCTTGCAACTGGTAGCGCAGTCTTGCCGGAAGCGACTATAAATCCCTCGTCAGCCCAAGTAGCCATAATAATATGTCCTTAGAATTTTGGCACAGCTATGCGCCCACCCGCGCCCGTACCTGTTGATTGACCACATGTCATTATAAAGTAGATATTTCCATTGTAAGAAAGCTCATCACCTGCGCTACCATAGCCAGGAGTTGTAAGGTAAATATTCCCTAAAAGTTTTCCTGCATTCAATCCTTGATCCTTTCTTACGAGTCCAATTTCATGCATAAAGTGTCTTAGGTTGAGACTGGCATCAAAACCCCTGACGGACGGGAGTATTGATTTTATTGGATAACTTGAAGAACCCGCTCCGCTTCCAAATTCAGTAGCCAGATCAAAGCAAGCATTAGAACCCGTTAAATCGCCAGATAATCCTTTGATTCTTGGAGCGGAATTTAATCCTTGTGTTCCATTACTTGAATATCCCACATCAATACTATAACCATTAAACCAAATATAGGGCGGATATCCTGCTTCCGCCGTATCCCAGCCAGCCGCACGTGAACGTTCAAAACACCCCTCTGGAGAATACACGGCTGCTACATCGATACCCCAAATCCCGCCTACGAACGAATTAAAAATTACACCTCTTGCTGTCGCCCCGATGTAAAGCACACCGCCCGTTGTTGAATCTATTTTTTGTCCAGCATATACTGAATCGTTAGAGCGATACGACAGATTTGTCCCTGTGTGTGCGCCAGGGTTCCAAGATTCGTAAACCTTACAATACTGTTTGTTTGCAGTATTCAAATCAACCACAATATATTTATAGGTGCTTGCATCAGCATCTAACGCCCTCAAGCACTGCGCGTTGGTTCCGGCGGCTGCATCGTATACCGTCCAACCAGCCGCGTCGGTGGAATTGATATAAGAATTCGCATCCACACAAGCGACTGATAAATTTGCAACTACTGTTTCGCCCGTGAGTATTGCAACAATATCTGACATAATATTTGCCAGACTACTTCCAGCGGCATATTCATATTTTGCAAACATAGTTTTTCTTCCTTAAAAAAAGTCCATTCGTTTGCGTGGGACAGAAATATCAATTCTTTGTCCCCAAGAATCTACCTGGCTTTTTCTTGCTGCCGGTTCGACACCGGTAGTTGTTGAGAGAATTTGGTTTTTGTCAAGCGATGAATCAGGGCCAGTACGAAAGCCCCGAAGCTTTGATATGTTCGACTTAGCCTCTTGGAAGAACGGATTATAAACCGAAAATTCATAACCCGATGTAGTGGCCTTAGAACGGAGAATAAGGCCGACAGTATAAAGAGCTTCGGCTAAGACGACTGTCTTTGAAGCACTTGCAAATGGAACCGTGTAGCGATCCGCGAGTTGATCATTTACCCAAGCATACGCCAGGGCGCGTTCTTTGGCAAAATCACTTTCACCGGATGCGTAGCCTGGAGTTGTAGCTATACCGTGGAACAAAAGATCGAGGTCATCATCGGAAGAATAAGACAAATCTATGCCTCCTTTCGATGATAATTAATACGATGAAATGAATGAACCAGTAATATTAACTGAATCTGTGCCTTTTGATGTGTTCGCTTTAACGCCGATACGAATTTGATCAAGATATTCAACGACATTAATAATACTGTCAATTGTTGAGGCAGCCGTAAACGTCTTTGTGTAAACTTCCGCCCATGTTGTAGCATTCTTTGTCTTGCCTTCAATCCTGACGGAGATTGAAGTTGATCCCAGTGTTGGAACTGACAGGAGCAATGTTTTGGAAGTGTAAATGCCCTTGCATGTCACTGCCCCCGAAGTCGAAGCGGTCTCACTTGCCGGATTATAATAAAACGTTCCTGTTCCTGGTGGATTATACGCATCGAAGAACGTTGCCTGGATGATATTCGACTTTGACGTTGCCTCATCTGTGAGCGTAATGCCGTTTTCAGTCCGTGCGGCTACTATACTTGATACTGAGAATAGAAGCAAAAAAATGACGAAAAAAATTCTCATGGATTCTTTCCTATGAAAAACCATGCGACGCCATCTGTGATAACCGTTCGCCAATCAAATTGGGTGGTCATTGTAGCTGATGTTGACGTGCCATTCAAGGACTCACTTCCACTAGGATCAATGGTTATAGTCTGTGTGCCTGTGTTCACAACCGTGAAACACAGGCCAGAATTTCCCGATACAGCCGGAAGAGACACTGTCAACGCACCGTTGGCAAGAATGACGTTATGTGTTGCTTCGGCTGCCGTTTCTGCCGTTGTAACGGACACAATCCCCTTAATCTCTGAGCCTATAACTTTTTGAGACTTCTTTATAGTTGCCTTATCCTTGACATACAATTGACCATCGATAAGTTCATTGCCATCGACATAATTTTGATAAGAAACTGCATAAACATACGTTGATGCAGACAAAATCAACATCCCTGCCAAAATGCCAATAAGAAACCTTTTCATGAAACACTCTCCCGTGTGAAAAAAAATGACTTATTACAAAGAATTGATTCTTTGGTCGATAATGCGCATCACATCAGCTAAAACAAACCTGTCAGAAATGAACGTATCATAGGCGACGTGCTTAAGTCTATACAATGACTCAAGGTCTTGAAATTCCATTGCTCTTGCTTTAAACGACCCAGGAGTACAGTCTTTCATTCCTAATTTAAAAAGTGTGGCAACTGATTGAATTGATTCTGAATCAGCATCCAATTGACCACTTCTTTTTCTTTCTTTAACCATGGTGGCCATAATTTCCTCTTTATAAAAATGATGAATTAAGCCAGAACATCAGAATACAGATAGCCAGCGGTATTACAAACAACTTTTTCGTCTGAGATTGAATGAGTGACCCGAACTACCTCACTTTTCCTAGCCTCATCAACATACGTTTCAACCGTACGTCCCTTAGCCTGGATGGTATAAGCGAAAGAAAGTTCTCTCTTGGTTGGGTTTGGCCTTTTGTTAACCGCTCCAATCCAAACATAATCACTCCATATTCTGGCAATCGTTTCCGAGGCACCTGGAAGACTTGTAACATTTCTTGCACCTGCAACAACGAGCGAAAGACCGAACAGAGATGGTGGCATTAATTCGTCTGTCAAAAGCTTCGAATCAGTCGTTTTGATAAGCGCACGAATTTGAGGGTGTTGCCGTACCTTTCTCCAAGTGGAAGCAGACATAAGAATGACATTTGGTTCTGCGCCATTGAGCGCGACTTGTTCTCTTGCTGTTTCAATAGCCGCCTCTGGATCGGAATTAACAAAATCTGACCACTGTGAAGTGCCTGATAACGTTGAGTAATACGACGACGAAGCGTAATTTGCCGTTGTTGTTAGCAACGTTGCCACTCTCTTTTCAAAATTCGTTAACTGCAAACTGAGAAGGAACTCTGTCACCGACTTGCCTAAATCCATTTCCCTATTTTTATACTGCTTGAATTCCCGTCGGTCTATTGGTAGCTCAAGAGCATGTTCTTTAGCGAAGTAAGACCGAATTGTTTGAGTCCACGGTTCAGGACTGTTTGCCCTGGCACCCATAGCCCTGATGTCTTCGATGTTTGAATTCAAGTTGGCCTTATCGAATTCATAATAATTGCCTGACTCGTTTTCTTCTCCGACATTAACGATCGGACAAACTTGTTCAGCCACAAAACCACTATTTGGGAACTGAATGGCCAATTCGTTAAGAATGGCATTCGTCTTTGGAATATCTGACGTTGCGATAAACCCCATTTTAGAAACCTCCTGGAATAAGAAAGAAGAAAACTACGGGAACAATACACACATAACGGCAACCTTGATGAAGGATTTTGCCGTCCCATCCTCAAGTGCCCTGGCAACGATTAAATCGCCTGAACTGACTGTCTCAACATCGAGCATACCATTTTCAGCATCGGTAGCTGAACCCGCGCCGGCAGCAAGGAAATTGTTAAGTGATGGTGTTGACGTAACGCGGGCAATTCCTATCTGGCCTGGAAGCGCTACCCTGACAGGCTGACCAGCATCGGCATCCTCTTGGGCGATCCCAATAACTGCCGTTGAATCAGCACTTGCATTATATGCTAATGGTTTAACCTGGTTCAATGCTGTACCTGCGATCACAACACAGCCTTTTCTTACGTTTACAAGGGCATTTGCTTCAGCGATGAAACTTCCGAAATCGTTCCATGAAAGTGGAACTGAAACTCTGGACATAATAATTTCTCCTTTTGTTAAAATTGATAAAAACGTTTTTTAGATACGAATCAATCCCTGCTTGGACATTGTATTATACGCATCTTCATAGGTGATTTTCTTTTCCTCTGCAAAGGCTATAATCTTGCCATGTAAACCTGCAATAGGATCGCCTGAAGTTGGTGATGCGGATATTGGTTGTGCGGCAACTACCGGTGAACCCTGCAATGGTTTGATAAGAGAACCATCAGCCAAGTGAACTTCAAAAAGTTTGACGACTTTCAATACAGTATCGTCTTCGGTAAAGGTCAACAATTTTGATAACCCTTCTACGACGGCAGGCGTAAATTTTGAATTTAGTTCACCCAATATGCGATCCTTTTGAGTTGACAAAATTGCAGCGCTTGCAAGAGCGAGTTTTTGGTTTGCCATTGTCAGTGATTCTGATAATTCAAGAACCTTTTGAGTGGTAATCTTTGAATCCTCCTGTAACTTAATAATGCTTTCCTCTTTAGCCTTCAATTCTTCGAGTGCTTTCTTTAACTCCATGTTATCCTCCATTAAAAATGTCTTTGTAGGTAAATCTTCAGTGTTGTAAATAACACATAAATCAGCAAGTGACTTAATATGTGGGACATCGGCTCCTAAAATTGCGACGCGGCGCAATGTTGGCCCATAATGTTTTCCAGCGGCATCAATATAATCGACATAAAGTTCAGCAGAAACTTTTGAATACGACTTAGACTCAATCAATTTGACAATTTCAGGGGGAACTCGTGAGAACTTAGCCAAAAGAACATTTGAGGCTTCTTTCCGCTTTAAGTCAGTTACCCATCCGGCTGATGGATACCCGGAAGCCTGGAGCATTGCTTGCCCCTCATCATGCCCAAGAACGATTGGTGGAACTAGACCCTTGACTGCATTAAAATTGTTTATCACGACATCGAGTACCTTTTCATCATCAACCTCAAAAATTTCCTGCCATCCGATATCTACAAATGAAGATTTATCAGAAAAGCATTTTAAGAATAATGGACAGCCTTGACTTTTGGCCGTGTTGCACCCTTGAGCGATTTCGAGGAAATTATCTGGAAAATCATCAAGTGCCATAATTGGACAGAGGTCGGCTTTAGAACATAACGATATAACTGAGCTAACAGCCGCATCAGTCACGTCAGGCATGTCCGGGTAAGGATAAGCTGGTTTGGCAGTTTCATTCATTTTGAATCGAACCGGGGCATTATGCGGATAATCTACAGAGACATTTGGATAATCGTTCACCTTATTATTGGGGTATGGATAGGGGTACTGATAGCCATTTGTAATTTTATCGGACTTTTTTGACTTGTTCATAGAAAAACTCCATCATAAAAAAAAGATATGTATCTAATTAATGATACATGAGTTATCCTCAGTAAATACCCTATTTAAGGGCACCCGTCAAGAAAAAAATCATTCAAACTGAAAAATAGATTCGGTGGCTGTTGTTTGGGTTGGTGACTTAGCCTTTGTTAATTTTAACTGATGCGATAACAATTTTAGATAGATATTTATCATTTGTCTTTCTTCAAGAGCGCTAAAGTCAATAGCCTGTACCAATGGTTTAAACTGTTTAAGGATTCCCCCTACAATTTCACTTTGTTCATCAATAATTGCCACTGTTTCATCAGAATTTTTCCTAACCCATGAAAATTGTTTTACCCAGCGACAAATTGTTGTGAACCGGGACATACCCAAATTTTCAGCTATTTGGCGAATGGGAATTCCCTGTAAATATTGGCTTTTGGCCTGTTCAATAACTTCTGGTGGATAGTTAATCTTTTTCATATTACTGGTTCCAGGAGAATGATATCGGAATCTTTTGTTTCATGTCTAAGCTTAAAAACACCCGAGAATTTGTTAGAAGCGAACTGTAAAAAGCTATACCCTAATTCAGTCCTCCACATTTCATATTTACCATTTGCCAGTGGCTCTGCGAATGAGTCGGTGTCCTTTGTTGTGTTAAAATATGTTCCACGTGGAACAATACCTTTAGAAAGTATTTTTTTGACATTATTATATTGAACAAATGCGATGACATCAGATGTTTTGACTGGATCAGTTATTGTTACGAAGTGCCTTGAACTTTCTTTTTCATCCGGGGACAAGAATAAATGGAAAATTGTACGCGACGGTCCAAACCGTATTACAAATTGACCTTTGAATGATTGGACGATTATTGAGAACGCTCCTTTCTCATCTGGAGTTTCTGTCGTCATATCAGCGACTGACAATGATGGTTCTTCAAGTTTGATGATACCTGATTCAACCAGAGCGCTTCGTATGGCAATTCTTTTGAACTTATTCTTACTATGCCAGAAGCGGAGCTTGGATGGGATTTCTGCTGTGAGTGACTTCGGCATTGCAGACACATCATACGGTGGAATATAGCCTTGAGTGATAGCACGCTTTGACAACACGAATGGATCTTGATCCTTGGTCTTCCAAAACAACCACATAAGCGAGGTCTTTGACGATCCACCCTCGACATCTGGATTGTCAATTGATGAATTTGGAACAAGACGAGCAACGAAACGGCCATTAAAAAGTTTGCCATGAAACCAATATTCCCGGAAAAACGTTGACAATCTTCCGAATTCTACTGAACCCGAATCAACGATAACAAAAGCGCCTTTTCCAAAATGTGTTGCTCCGATCTCCCCCTCCCTGACTTCCCCCTCAACCTTAAGCCATACTGCTGGCTGAACTTCTTTTGGAATTGCGAGAAACTTGTCGTTTGGATTCGCTATCCTTTTTTCAAGAGAGGGACGTTTCTCCTCAATGATCTTCTTTGCATTCGAAAAAGATTCAAATGGCCTTTCCACGCTGAAAGGATTTGTTAACGTATATCCAATAAGAGAGGCTTCATTGTATTGAATGCGTATATCTAAATGAACAGAAGTCTCTTTTCTGAAATGGGCGTGAACAACAAACTTAGTGTCGAGATTCTTTGGAGGATATTCTTCGAACGCGCTCATGATATAATTATCCTTAATCAAGCGGCCAATGTTACTCAGCGGTGCCGAGCAGTTTTGAGTGCCCGGCACCGCCTTTCGCATTGGCCGCATCATGGGAGTTTGCTACTCCCGAATTATGCAATATAAAATGATTTTCCTGCGTTTGAAATGACCTTCTGTTGGTAGACACGATCTTTTATGGCTGATTGAATCAATTCTTTGGTATTTGAAATTTGTGTACCATTTATAACATCTTCGGACAATACTCTGGGTGCCCAGAGTGAAAAAGATTCCTTTGGTAGACTGTTTTCGCTTTTTCCTGTTTCATCAATTTGGTGAATAAATGTTTCATACTCAACCCTAACGAGTTGGCCTTTCGCATACATCTCTGATTTTACGTTGAATGATTTTCCAACTGGAACAAGTTCCTCATTTAATAAAATACCAAGTTCTAGATTAGCGATACCTGGCGTGCTTGTTTTGATCTCTTCCAGGACTTTTGCAGTTAATGTAGAGTTGATTCTGAACTTAACCCATCCTGACCGAATCCCCTCTAAATTGTATACTGAACCTGCCATTTTAGCTACATTGCCCTCCGAGAACGGGATTTTACCCAGCCTTTCGGTTGTGGCTTTTAACCCTTCTTTATTCGCATCTGGCGTATGAGGAATCATAGAAATCCTTAGAGTTGGGAATCCATCTGAGCCAAATCTGATATTACCCTCGTTGTCTTTGTTGACCTTTTCCATGAGTTTATAGATTTCATCATATTTTTCATTGTGATAATCCTTGCCATTAAAATAGAGGATTGCAAAACATTGTGCAAATACGTCTTTATCATCTGGTGTATTTAATAGGAGTCTGGCCGACATTTCCTCCCGCGGCCAGTGTACACGCTCTGTGCCTTGCACCGGCCACAATTCAAGTTCACAATCCAAAACTATGGAATCATAGGACAGACCTTTTGCAACATCCACCAACGTTGGTAATTTATCTGTGATGTCAGACCCATCTTCTGTAAAAATCCATACCCGATCCTTGAGTTTATGGATGACGCCGCGAACTCCATCTCTTTTGGCCGAAGAATATACTGGGAAATCTTCATCCTTGAACTGATCTAAGAAAACTTCCATTGTTTGACGTTGACCTTCGGTGTGGGCTTTGGTTGGCTTCATTGGTTTAAAGAATCGCCCAGGAATAATACGATTCTCTTTTGCAGATTCTTCAGCCTCAAGACTTGTCTTTTTCTTCTCTTCTGACTGACTCTCTTGCATCTTGACAATTACAGGTTCAGGATTGACGACAATTTGGAGATCACCAATATTGTAATGGTTTGTAAATGGTCCGTCGTCCTTTGACTTGAAAATATGGATGCGATGGCGTAAGTCGGGTGGGAGCATGCGGTATAATCGAAATGAGATAATGTTGAAGAGCTGTTCTTCTGATGGAAGTTTGATCAAGATATCAATATCATTGCCACCGGCTTCATTACAAGCGATGCCTCCAACCAATGATATGGCGTTTTTGGAAATGATGAAGGATGATTTAAGGTACTCTTTGATAGAATCCCAAGTGATCTTCTTTTCCTGAGAATCTCCGGATTTATCTGATATAACAGGTGCATACTCAGCCAGTTTTTCAATTTTTAAACTTGCCATGTCAATAGGAGCTTTGTCATTGTGGTTGAATTTTCTTTTCTTCATTTCTTCTACAACGAAGATATGAGCATTTACCAGTTGTTCGTTCTCCTGACCCGGATTCTCTTTTTGGAAATTTGAGTATAATTGATGAAGCCTGAGATGCAATGCTGTTAACTCATTCCCTGAGATTATCGATAGACTTTTTGAGTTTATCTCTTCTATTTTCATGATTAAACCACCTCCATTTCTTTTTCTGGCGCTGCCCCGGACATGGTTTCTCCAAATATAAATGCCGGATATAACGGTTCGCTAAAATTCAGGTCGCATAATCTTTTAATAACCTGAAATTGAATTACATTCTGAAGCATTGACGTATCGGAGAGTTTGTATTCATGGCGGACTAAATCATGTACCCTGGCAAGGCTATACGACCCCTTCGTGCCTTCCTGGACTGTTTGAGTGGCACCTAAGACAGCCTTTGTCATTTCGGCATTACACGAATCAATCAAGTCACGATAAGAAATATCGCCCTGTGCGACCCTAAGAAAATCTATCTTGAAAGAATCTGGCAACACCATTCCTGTTTCATTTTGTAAGTCTTTGAGTGCGTTAAGCGCTTGTGTTTGTAATGTTGAATCAGGATCAGATGAAGGATAATAAATAATTGCTGTTGGCCCACCGAATCGTTCAAGAAAAACTCCCCAGAATTTAAAGCCAATTTCTTTTTTAAGCCAGGCATAAAAATAACACTTTTCGAGTAATGGCCTACCATAAGGTGGTTCTCCGTCAAAAACTGTATGAACAATACGTTCTTGAGGAATAAGTATATCCTTATAAGTTTGAATATCTTTTGCAAATACGTCAAAGCCGGTAGTTGGCTTTGCTTTGAAGGTGAATAGCCTTTGATTGTGGTGAATGAACTTTGAGATTATAATTTTACCTTTCCAAATTCCTTTTAGACACTCACCAAAGACCATTTCAGAAATTGCGAATCCTTTTGGTATAGCTTCGAGAAACATTTTGAAGTGATTTTTCATATCACCTTCGATAAGCTTTAGAGCAAATAAGCAAAAATCTCTTTGCTTTAGAGCTTCGAGTGATCCATTTGCTGCTTCAAGCCACCACGGGAACGATGCCGCTCCCATTTTCCGAGTGTTGAGAATTGAATAGAGATGTGTATCCTTTGCCACTATTTTGTCGTAATAATCAAAACCCTCAAACCGAAGTATCTCATCCGGCGAACGTAATTCAAGATCATATTTTGTGAGAATTTGTTCGTTGGTAAGAAGTATTTTTGGTGTTGGAGTAACTTGATTCTGACTATCATTTTGGCTAGATTCCTGGCCTGGTTCCATACTCATTTATTTTTCTTCTTAAAAAAAACTTATCGCTCTAACTGAAAAAAAAAGCATTAACTTTAGAATAGCTTAATTTAAAACATAAGTCAAATCTTTAAAACCTTGACATGACTTTGTTTGTTGTTTTTCTTGCAAATTTCTCATTTGATGCCATTACTCTTGACGTTTCAACCGGAGCGACTCTATTTCCAAGTTTTGATGATACGAAGTTAAACGAAACGATTGGTGTTGATAAGGCACCACCGAGACATAGCGCACTTGAGTCAATATAATCCTCATGCTCACCTTTTTCAGCCCTGAGCACAACACAAGACCCCTTGTATGATTTTTGGACATTGAGAATCTGAGATGATAAAATAGACCAAACGCCCTTTTCTTTTCTTCGAGGACGAATCAATCGTTTGCTCTTTAATTCATACAATAATTTGTCATGCAAAACCCACAGATTATATGCTGTAACCGGTGTGACCAAATGAGAAAATGCGCCCATGAGAAAATCAGTATTTGTATCACCTATGCCGGTTGACTCCGACCAGATCGACTTCAAATTTGTTCTGTAAGAATTAAGGAATTTTTGAATTTGGATGTGCTGGGATGGATAATCATCGCCTTGTAAATCAAGAAAATCAATCCAGCGACAGTGGTTCGATAATTTTTCAATAATTGTAACAATTGTTGATGAATCGTTTTTACCCCAATCTACACCGGCATGAAGTGTTCCCCCTGATGTCTGACCCGGATCATAGTCGCCAAGCATATCAGTATCCTCCCACAAATCTATTGTCATTGCATTACCCGATGCTAAAATCCATTCGAGTTTGAGATTCAATCGTACTTCGGTTGAAAATTCTCCGATTCTTTCAATCTCCTTAAGTACCCAGGATTTATAATCTGATGAATATTGCATGGCAATGTTATAGGGAATACTGGAGTGACATTCTGGTGCCTTGCTTTTATTGCGTTCTATTTGGTTTAGAAATGGTCCCTGAGATGTCCAGGCGGTGCCATAGGCTAACATTGTGCCATTTGTACTTGCAACCGATGGAGCAAACATTTTATGAACTGCAAATTGAGACAACTTTTGAGCTTCATCGAAAACCAAAAGATGAAATGATTCACCTTCGTTGTTAGATAATGGGGAACCCGACAAAGCTCGCATGGATGATCCATTTGATAATTCAAAGTAGTCATAATTTGAAGCCGTGATTTTAATCTTGAGACTTTGTAGTGTCTTGATGAACGGTTCTTGCCTGGCGAATTTCTTGAGTCGTTTAAGTGTAATTCTTGCTTGATCAATTTTGGGACCGACGATACCGACGTTGAAGCCAAGTCTGAAATTTTTCGCATGAGGATATTTGGCACAAAAAGAATCAAGTTTAGAAAGTTCATGGATTAAAATCATACACACCAATGATACTGAGGCGATAGAGATTGTTTTGCCAGTTTGCCTGGCGCGTTCTCGAGTTAAGAAATTTCCTTTCCCTTCAAGAATATCCTCGAGTTCAACCTTTAAGTCTTCCAGTTGATATGGGTAAAGCTGAAATGGAATTAAGCTTTGAACCAGTTGAAAAAAGTTGTTAGGTAAATCGTGGAGCATAAAACCTCAATGAATCAAAATTTCTAAAAGAAAGTGAATAGCGGGAACGATAACGCCTCTGAGAGAAAAGGAGAGAGAGAAGCGCCACCGCCCCCGCGGAGCAAAAACAAAAAAAGGCAACGAAACTTGTCCAAGACTGGTACCGTTCACCACTACCAGGCCACCCCTAATTCTATCCACGAAGCCCGCTGGCTTGTTTTTTTGCTACTCGGCGGCCATACGGGTGTTGTAACGGTCGTGCTCAAGCGTATAAGGCTTGTATGGGTTGTGGGGTTTAATTGGCATTTTGTCGGGAGTTATAACCGGCATCATAAGCATTGTAACGCTATTGCATGTGCAGCGGTAGGGGAAATTGTACCATTGCTGCCGTTTTTTCTCCCAGACGTTGTAATAGCCGGTTCCGCCACAACTATTACAGAACTGATGATTTACGTATTCTTGCTTTGCGTTAACACGCGGCAAAAACGATTTAAAAACCTCAATTGTTGGAAATGAATGAGATTTAGACTCGGTTATTATCAAGTCACAAACCTTGCTGAAAGTGTCGTCTGTAAAGCTTTTAAGCTCTGCTACTAAAAGCCTTGCTTTACTTTCCCTTACAGCCTGAGTTGCGCTGGGGGAGTAGTTATCATACATCCGCGATACTTGATCTAATGCCACGCTTTGACTTATCATCGCTGTATACCTACTTTCGCATAGATTTCCTTTCGTTGCGCTTCATCCTCTTCCATCTTCTTTTTCATCCGGTCTGCCTGTTCCTGCAAGGTTTCTGGCTGCTTAGTTTCAACCTCATCCATCCATCGTCCATCTCGTAGCCAGGCGTCAGCGGCTGGGAAGTAGGTGTAATTCGTGTCGTCCCGCGGATGTTTGTCTTTTTGCACTCTCAGGGTGATTATTATCTTTGTGTAAAGGTCTTGGGCATCTTGGTCACTCAGAGATGGATTTAAAAACATTTCGAACCAAATTTGTTCTACGATAAATCTTTTTGTCTTCTTTGGGTGTATGGAGATATATTTCAAAAACCATTCCGCTACTTTTTGACGCTTTTTTGTTTCTTCGGTTTCCGAATTATCTGCATTTTTAAGTTGTTTTCTTTTTTCCTTCGCCCGTTCGTTTGGAATTGCTTTACATTCATCATGATACCCGTTGTTGTTTAGGTTTTCAGGTAAATCGTATTCATGACATAAAGTACATTTCAGATAATTGGCATTACCACACGCATCTAATGCGCGTTGTCTTTGGTGCAATAGGTTGTGATATGCTATATCTTGGCATAAAACCAAATTATTTGTTTTATTGTTGGCTTTATTCCCATCTATATGGTGGACAATTGATGTTGCTGGAATTGGTTTGCCCAACGACTTTTCTACCACCAGGCGATGTTCTCGTACAAACCCCTCTGAATTTGCATTTGGATGATAAGGATGATAAATAAGTACATAACCACCATTTAACTTTATATCGCTAAGTGTCGAACACAAGGATTGAGACTTATGACTTTCTGACGTTTTTTCATTTTCCTGAAAGCCTTGATTTTGCTGGTTTTTTTCTCCTTGTACAAGTTCAACCATCGGGCGCGAGTGTGTTTCTTTTTTGTCTTCTTTTTCGTCTACAGCTACAGCTACAGCTACATAGGCTGATTCTGCTGACGCTTGGCTTATTTTGCTTACGCTTGCTGACGCCTGCTTACTATTGCTTGCTATTTTTGCCCTTAACTTTGCCTGTGCTATTCGATTTTGTTCACGCCTATCTTCTTCATTTTTTATAGCGCTGTATTTTGAATGATTGACAATTCTCCACCCCCAATTGCGATGCCCGTCCATTCTCTCAAGTCTGCGTCCATCAAGTTCTTGCGACCGTGAGTCGGTGTCAGGCGATTCCAACTCCAGGATCGCATTCTTAACATCATCTAGTGGCATCCCAGTCTCGTCTGCTATCACCCTAAACGTCCTATCGATATAGCCGTCTTTATCCGCATTGACGATTAAGTTCATCCAAACCAAAAGAACATCCCGTTTGCCTCGCATCGTGCCCTCGAAGACACTTTTGAATATCTTTCCGTACATTTTACCCTCTCATAAAAAAGATAATAATTAGTTCATTACGCCTGCTTACGCCTGCTTACGCCTGCTTACGCCTGCTTACTGTAATGATAATATATTACCTTTTCTATATTTGTCAAGACAAAAAAATCAACCCATCATCTTTTAACCCTCTTCCGCTCTTTGTCCCAATAATACGATTTGCATCTGGGACACTGTCGCACATTTTCCGTGCGTGGTATCCACTCTTCCTCGCACCGCTTGCATTTTAATTTTTGCATTCAATACCTCCTTTTAAAAGTTATTCCTTAAAATCATATTGGAACCCGCCCACTGCCGAAACATCTAGAGCATTGTATATCAAGTCCATAGCCATTCGTAATCCTGCCTTCAGCGTAACATTTTCGGCATGGCACTGTTCGAGCTCTCCAATCTTCACGCTTTCCGATCTCTGCTTTAAGCTCCAGCAATTTTCTTTCCGCGTCAGTTTCTGCACGGTTATTTACTAGATCATAGCCATGAGCTAGGCCATAATTTCCATGGCCTGCTTCAATGGCCTCGGCGATCTGCTTTAGTTGATCATCTGACACGACAATGCCTGCATCCTCTAACGCCGTTGCCACACATTCAGTCCAATAATCCATACATCCCTCCTTATCAATACAATATCCCCCGTATAAGTCCTTCCTCGCTAGCCACACAATCGCCAATTAATTTCATCATTGCATCATTTTTGACTCGCTTAAAATTATTTTCTGACTCTATGTAGAGCGATTTATCTAAGCATTCCGGGCACCGCCGATTCCACTTCCCCCGACTCTCGAATCCCAATCCACACGACAAACACTCTCGGATTGCGATATCCAAGTTTTTGTGCGCGTAAACAGCCACATAACTTTCTCGCTCACGCGTCCGTTGCTCACATTGGTAACATTCTCCCCTGTTACGCCCTACCTTAAACCCCAGCCTCACAACCTTGTCGCACCGCCCGCACCGCCACAGGGCGTACTCTTTTGCGCCTACCGGATCAAGTTTTTTTACCAATATCATCTTTCTTTTCCTTTCTTTTTGTTTCCCAGTACGGACTATGGCAACGCGGGCATACTTTTGGCTTGCCGGACGACGGCCAGGTATGGCCACCTTTACATCGGTAGCAGTAGCATAAAATACGGTGCAATTTCCCCATCTCTCACCCCTTTCCAAAAAATCTCTTAATCTAATCAATAATCTCAGCAAAACCGATTTTATCCTCACTTAATACATAAGCTGCACGATCAAGCCCGCATAGCGATTTTTCGCATTGATATCAGCTCTTTCCAAATAATATCCATCGACTCCTTTTCTTCCCGTATCTGGTGTCCTGGTATCATCGCAATCCCTTTGACCCTGCTTTGTATCTCAACCCATTCCGGGCTGTGCGACAGTTTCATCAACTGGATAGCCAGCTTTGTTTCGGCACTAAATTCCATTTCCATTTTCCTACCCCTTTAAAAAATTAATCCGCAGTCGGGTGCGTAAACCCCCACATCGACGCACGATATCCAGCCTTTATACGATAATATCCGGCCTTAGCCTTGATTGTTTTATGCTCTTTTTTTGTGTGTATCATCCTTGTCCCTCTCGTGCAATACAATGTACCGTCGACATCTTTCCAGATTTTTCCCTCGATTTTATGTGTCTCGCGTATAATTATCGACTCACCGTTAATATCCACCGCAGTCGCCGGGAGGTGGGAGATGGGAATAAAAGCAACATCTCCTTGCCTTGTGATATCGCTAAGTTCATCAATTTTGCATCCCCAAATTTTTGACAAAACATAATCCACACAAAATTTTGCGTCCGCCAAACACAATTTCGAGCGAATCGGAGAATCGATACCATGTGCAAAAACCTTGCCATTTTCCAACCGACCGACCAAGTAGTAATCTTTTCGTACTTTGCTGTACCGGCCTGGGCGGAAATGGCACTGCCTTACCTGCACAACCGCCAGACTTTGTGCCTCATCATAGCCGTACACGCTTGTATTAATGCTCGTACCTCTATTGCGCTTATCTGATTCGATCCCAGTCTCCCAGCAGCCTTCAATCTCCGACTCTTTCAATAACTGCTTCACAAAAGTGGGAGCATTGAGTATCTCCCCGTATGTGCCTCTTCTGTCCATCTCTTTTTCCGTTTCCATTTTTCTACCCCTTTCAAAAACTTAATTAAGAAGCTAAATCACTTATACATATAGTATATCATATATTAATATTATGTCAATAAGATTTCCAAGATTTTTAAAATATATTTTTTAAAACGCTGGAAATCTACGTCTGATAATATTTTTATTAACGTACATAAAAACATCAACAAAATGGCGGGTTTGCAGTCAAAACGTCGTAGGAAGCTCACAGGCTTGTGCTGGTAATCATCAACGACAAAAGCTATGCTACGATCTACCGAAAACCAACATCATTGCATCTCTTTGATCCTGATTCGTGCGATCCTTGATGCCCGTAATTTTTCCAAAATATTCTTTGGTGACTTTTGTTTGCGTTGGCCTCACAAGCTCAAACGGCAACTTAAGATATTCGCACATTTCCACGATTTTGCGCCCAACCTCGTGGTTTGCGCCGATATCCTTGCCAGATTTTGATGCCGCGAACTTATTAAGTTTTGCGATGTGCCAGTTTGATTTATTAAGCCAGCCAGCCTCTATCACTACGAGGCGGATATCGCTTCTCCTGGCAACCATGCAACTGAAAAGATCAAAAAAACTACGTGTAGCAAGTTGGTAATGCTTATCGTGTGGCCGCCAGATTGCCACGCCAGATTTGTCGCAATCAGGGTCTATGCCGACAAGGATTGTTTTTTTTTGTTCAATTATTTCGATTTTTTTAACCCTTTAAATTTTCTGGAATTAAATCTAATTTACAACATGGGTGTATTGCATCTAAATTGTCGATATGTGGGGCCCCAAAAGTTGCTGAACAGTGGTCAGAAATAAGTCTTTCCTTGACCAGATATGGGCAGTCCCTGCAAGAGCGGACTCGGATTATCCTTGTTTCTACTTTTTTATTTTCTTGGATAGATTCATCGACTTTTAAAAGTACATCTTTAAGCCGCTTAAGCGTACAGATTTCGCCGTCCGTAAGGTGGGCATTTTCAGTAAGTGTTTGCCGGATCGCGTCCGCCAGCTCATTGCGTTCCCCTATTGCCTGTGCTAATTTATTGGCAAATATTTCATCCATAAATTTTTCTCCCTTTTCTAATGCAGTCTTCGCTACAAAAACTCTTAAACCGATACGTTAAATCTCCACACTGGAGACATCTTCCTGTAGGCTCTTCGGATGTTTCGTCCCACAGAATATATTCTGCCGCATATCCTTTCGTGGAAAATTGATTTACGGTTGGGTCTATAATATTTCCGCCAGGACCAACCAACCACCAATGATCTCTTTTGCCGTGTAGAGGGCAATTGTAATACCCTCTCACCCGCGTCAATTCCGGAAAATCCTTTTGCATGGCTAATGTATATTCGGCGCATTTCCCAGTGGGATTAATGGCATGAGTTTTGATCCATTCAACGTATTTTTCCATTTTGTTCTTTCTCCACCTCCACATGGCTTTGCTCTGTCGATTATCACGGAAAAGCGCTCAGCCGCTTGTATTGCAAAAGATATTGCAGATGCTTGACAACGACAACAAACGCGATAATCATCGACTTGGTACAGGATTGTGCCATGACAGGTACTTCGCCCGCAGATATCGCATCCGATATGCCCGCATACCTCATCTTACCCCTCCACAGCAGGTCTTTTTCTTCTCTTCCAAAAGTCCAATCACGAGATTGATCTCGTCTAAAAATTCTCCCACCAAACGGAACTCATTTTTGTTTAAGTCGAAGTCCTCGCGTCCTTCCCATTTGTTACGCATTTCGTACAATTTCTCAAGTGGTTTCATGGTTTTCCTTTCATCCTATCTTTTCACAAAAATAACACCAATGCACAAACATAACACAGTAACCGGAATATCCCTTACAAACGTAACCCATTCAACCATTTTTCTTCTCCTTATCCGAATTTTTAAGTCCAAGTGCTTTAGTGTATATTTTTTTCAGAATTTCTACTCATTTTATCCCTTTCCTTTATCAAAATCGATGCCCGCTTCTTGCGCCCAGTAGCGCAGTTCCCCTAACGGCGCAAGTTCATCATCATACTTAAGCTCATCGCGTAAACACTCACAATCAATACATGTCTTATAATGATGCCACTCTCCATCCCAGCACCCAGACATTGCATGATAATCATCGCCAGCATGTATTACAACTTTGCACTCATAGCACACATGCGGCTTTCGTGCGCGTTTGATTATGTTCGTGAACACGCTTGGTAAGTCCATTTATACCCTACTTTCCTTTGACTTAAAACGCTAGCTCGCTCGAATTGATATCGGGCTTGCAGTAATCTTTAACCTCGTTACGGTCGGCGTAAGTGCCATTTTTATCGGCTTTGATAACGATTATACATCGACCTGTACGGCCGGTACATAGGGCGGCAGTAAGGCTTCCGGTCTCATACTGAGGCACCAAGTTGGTTGCCTCGCAAAAGTGCTTAAGCTTGTAGTGCATAGCCTCTAACAAATAGTCGTACACTTTCGCTTTCCCCCCTTCGGGTATGTGTATATCAAGTTTCATCTCAATCATTTCGTTCCCATTTCCACTTGTTTTATCCGTAGCTTTTGTCACAGTGAAATCGTACTCCCCTGCCGGCAGAAGTATTTGCTCATATTTCTCACTCAGCTCTGATTCTTTTTTTGGCTTAAAATTCATCGTTATTCCTTTCCTTTCTTTTCTTTTTTTTATACTTTATGCGCCGCCCGGTATTCATCCCAGGTGCGGCTTTTAAATTCTGCCTTGTGATTTACCCATCGACAAAATGCTTTTTGTTCTGCGTTCGGTGGCAACCCATCTGGCGGAATGTATGGCTGCGCAAATGGGTCGACGTGCACCCCTTTCAAAAACTGAATGCGCTCTACCGCATCGGGGATATCTTTTACCAACACATAACAAAAATATCTTGTAGGCGTACAGTTGTGCCACCGCAATAGCTCAACTGCGCGATGTATTGCAGGGATCATACCGGAGTGGTCACAGGCAAATCGTAAGGGACTGCGCCACTTCAGCGACGACAAAAGACGTGCTATGCCATCATCGATTAATCGACAATCCAAGCCCTGGTTGAAGTCGATTTTGACACCGAGCTTCGACATCTTTTCGATCTGTGCAATACCATGTTGATGTTGTAGCACATTGTTGTCCATTAACACCACTTCTTCGTGTCGTAAGAACTCCTCAACATCTGCATTCATTCGTATTTTCCCTTCGCGATGTGGCACATTACACCACTCGCAATTACGATCGCATCCGCGAGTTAAAAACCCCATGCTGTAATCTATCCCATAGAGTGTATAGTCAGGGCAAATATGCTCTATTTCGTTTTGTAGCACAATGCCAGATGCATACCCATTCCCACCTTTAATCGTGCCGGCAGGTAGATACAGGTCAGACGGCGTAAATGTGAATACTTTGCTTGAGTATACCTTGTCGTATGTGGCATTCATCGCCAAAAACCATTCTACCGAATCCCCCCGTGCTTTGTGCCACGCGCTCAATTTCATCAACGCTAAGTTTGGATATCTAGTTTTATCGCTATCGTGCAAACCAACCCTTATAGGCATACGTTTTCCCATTATACGACAATAATTTTTTCACGGATATGAAGTCCTGGGCAAGATTTTATTCCCGCTGCCTTGATCCAGGATTTTAGAATTTGTAGCTTGATATCAAGCACGGTGGGCGGAACACGACCGGCGATAATTTCCATGCAAAGCAAGCCCATGTTAGCAACGCTTACCTCAATTTCTTTGCGCTGTACCATTTTTACGTCTTCGGTCTTCACCATTTTTTCAATTTGACGTTCAACGATTACCGGTTCGACGTAAACGTTTTCGGCACGTTCAAGGAGTTCATCTTGCTTGCTTTCTGTTTTTGCCGCCGCTGCGCGTTCAAGGAGCTTCTGTCTTTCGACTTCCGCGTCCGCCTTTGCTTTCGCCTCCGCTTTTGCCTGTTCCGCCCGGCGTTCGTTTTCCAAGCGCGTTGCATAAGCGTTTATCGCCGTCCCTACGACTTTTATTGCCTGTTCGTAGGGATCACAAACCCGCTTTTTTTCAGCATTTACCTCGTCATAGGCCGCTTTAGTTTTTAACCTCAGCGGTTCAAACTTACCTACCCATCCATCCAGTTCGGCCTTTAGTTGAGATCTAAATTTTCCAGCATTTA